CAGCTGGCGGGCGCGGCCGTTGAGCGCACCGGTCTTGAATTGGGTCTCGCGCATGCGCCCGCGTGACCAGCCTGGCCGGCGCAGGCCCTTGTTCGGCGGCGCCTGTCCTAGCGTGAACCGTGTCGCCTAGTGTTGCCATCGTTACCTCTGCGGCGGCAGCATGCCGAGTAGTTGCTGCGCTTCATTCTTGCTCAACGGACTTGCTGCAGATTGCGCAACCCACGCAATGAGAGTGCCCAGCGTAGTCTTAACACTAGCCAATTCTGCCTGCAAGTTCAAAATCGAGCGCTCAAGATCTTCTGGATCAACCATCACTCCGCCTTGTGCCCAACGACGTGAATCTCGCCGCCATTAAACCCATGTCGCTCTACGCTGATAATCACGAGACCAGCAGCCGCCCACAGTTCGCGCCAGCCGGGGCCATCAAAGTGATTCAGGTGCGCGGGCTCCTCGTCAACCGCCATGTTGGGCGTGACGTGAGCGACGAAGCCTCCCGGTTTGGTGACACGCAAAATCTGCAGCATGCCCTCCTGCAAATCGACCAGATGCTCCATGACGTGCCGCGAACACACGAGATCGAAGCGATTATCTTCGTACGGCAGCGTTTCGACGAAGCCGAGGTCAACAGGCAGCCCGTTCTCTTGCGCTTCGACGACCTTTGGCTCGTATAGGTCGATGCCCACAATGGTGCCACCCTCAGCGAGCCAATCGCCCAGCAGCGGAAACTGATTTCCCGCTGACGCTCCGATCTCCAGAATCGCGCAGCGACCGGGAGGTACGTGACTGAGGAGCGTTCGATAGCTGCGAGCGTCGATCTCCGCTTGGCAATCAGCGAGACCAGAAGCGACGTTGTTTTCGTGCAGTATCGTCATGCGGCGATGATGGTCGTAATTCAGGTCTTTCACCTTATCCAGCTGCGTCTGCGTAATCATCACATCGCCGCCTTAATGAGCTTCTTGAGAATTTTTCGCACTTCAGCGTCCCAGTTCGTCGCTGCGCCGACGTCGCCGCCACGGCGCAGCCGGCAGGCGTGCGGGCTCGCCAGATAGGCGTCGGACTTCCGCAGGCCGAGGACGTCGGCGCGGCCGTAGGTCGCCGACACCGACCGCCCCAAGGCCTGCGCCACCGCTGGAGTTGGCTCGTGCGGATAGCGGGCGCGCATCAGCGCGTCGTCATCGGACGACCAGAAGCGCCTCGGCGCGGTGTGGATCCGTCGCGTCGTCACTTCTTGCCCTTGCCGCGTGTCGCGGTGGTTTTGGATTTCTTGGGATAGCGATGCCCGATCTCGCGGTTCTTGTCGGCCGCCGCCTTCTTGCCGGCGCTGGGCGCCGCCGCGGCGGGATCGTCATCGCCGAACATCGGTGGCGCGGAGGGGGCCTTCGCCCGCGTGGCCGGCGGCGCGTCATCGAGATCCGGCACGTCGGCATCGCTGTCGTCGTAATCGAGCTGCTCTTCGCTTTCTTCGAACGTCACCGCCTGCTGCGAGCCCATCCAGGCGTGAATGAATTCCATTTCGTCCCGGCCCACCGGACCAAACGACGCGCGGAAACAGAACGCGTAGCCGTTCACGTCCTTCGAGGTCCGCGCGTACTCGCCGCCGATGCGGCACTGCACAAACGCCATGCGCGACTTCGCCGTGTCGGTCGACGCATACATGATCAGGTTCTGCTGGGCACAGCCCAGATTGAAGTTCACGCGCGTGCGGTGTTTCTTCGGCTCGCCACTCGAGGCCTTGAAGAGCGCGTCCTTCACGCCGGCGTCGTCGAGCATGCCGTCGTCGACCGCCGTCGCCAGTTTCGAGTCGAACGGCTGTACGCGCAGCGAGAGCGTGATGATCTTCACCGTCTCGCCGCGTCGGCGTTCGGTGCCTGGCGTGTAGTTATCCAAGAACGTCGGAATCTTGTTGATCGCGAACAGACGCTGGGCCATTAACTGTCCTCTCCGGGTTGAAATAACGGGCCGTCATACGCTGCCACCAGGATTTCCAGGCGCGCGGCGACGTCGGTGTAGTGCTTCTCCGCGATGACCTTCACGACCTGCGAGTCGTCTCGGAAGACGATGCCGATGAGCGGGTCGATTGCGCCGCGCGTGAGCTTGTCGAGATCGGGCTTCTTGAGATGGTGCAGGACGCGCTTTGGCAGCGACTTCGGCCGCGGCAGTTCGAAGCGGAGCTCGATCGCAATCGGGGCATCCCAGATCGCGACGCGCGTCGGCCGCGGGACCGCCGGCATGATTTGCTGCAGACGGTCGCGCACGCTGCGCTCCCATGCCTTCAGGCTCTTGTTGTCCGACGTGATGACCGGGAACCGCGCGCCCTTGGGCATGAATGCACGCGCCGAGCCCTTCGGCTGCGCGATGCCCAGGACCACGAATTGGATGAACGCCTGATCGAGCGGTGTCATGCCGTGGCCACCCGATCTCCGAGTTCTGCCAGGTCGATCAATCTATTGGCGTAGTGGCCGGCCACCTTCGCGCAGTCGTACGCCATCACGGCATTGAATTGCCCGCCCGTCTGCACGGTCGTCGACAGCCAGCGCATCATCAGCGCTGAACTCCGCTCGACGCGTTCGGCCAACTCCATGATCTGGTTCGCGGTCATGGGGGCACCGCATCGCTGCCTCATACGAGGGACCCCTGTTCCGGCTCCGGCGCGGCGACGTCGAGCGGCCCGAAGCGCATCTGATCCCCAATCCACTGCAGGCGGACGGGTCCGATCGGACCGTTGCGCTGTTTGCCGACGATGATTTCGGCTTCTTCGCCGTCCTGGTATTTGCCGGTCTCCTGTGGCCGGTGCAGCAGCAGAACCACATCGGCGTCCTGCTCGAGTGATCCGGAGTCGCGCAAGTCCGAGACTTGCGGCCGGCGATTCTCTTTCGCGCTCCCGCGTGACAACTGCGACAGCACGAACACCGGGATGTCGAGCTCGCGCGCCAGGTTCTTCCAGCCCCATGAGATCTTCGAAAGTTCCTGATTCCGGTTCTCGGTGTCCCCGTGCTCATGCACCAACTGCATGTAGTCGATGAACAACATGCCGAGGCCGTAGCGCGAGGCGAACCGGCGAGCCTTCGCCCGCAGCTGCGTGGCGCTGGAGCCGCTGGCGTCATCAATCGCGAACCGTCGGGCGGCGACCGATTCGATGGCCCGACCCGCCCTCTGCTGTTCGTAGTCGCTCAGGTGTCCGGTCATCAGCCGAAAGGCATCGACGCAGCCCTCCAGCGCGACCGCGCGCATCCCGACGACGCGCCTGGACATCTCGAGCGAAACGAACCCGGTCATCGTGTGCCGCGAGGCTTCCAGGGCGAGTTGGAGCGCTAGGGCCGTCTTGCCGCTCGCCGGTCTGGCGCCGAGATAAATCAGATCGGAATTTTGCCAGCCGCGGGTCATGCCATCGAGCTCGGCGATCCCACTCGGCACACCGGTCACGGTGCGCTTGTCGATCGCGGCCTTTTCAATCTGGGCGTAGGTTTCCCGCATCCAGTCGTCCGCCAGGACGAAATCTCCGGTCGACGCGGCGGACCCGACGCTCATGATCGCGCGCTCGGCGTTGTCCAGAATCGCGTCGGCGTGCTCGTGCGCCTGGTAGGCCTCCGTCAGGATGCCATTCGCCGCAAAAATCAGACTCCGCAGGAGCGCCTTTTCGCGCACGATCTGCGCGTAGTACTCGACGTTGGTGGAGCGCGGCATGCCATCGACGAGCGACGCGATGTAGGCCGGACCCTCGCACCGATCGAGGGTCTGTCGCCGCGTCAGCTCCTCGACGATGAGCGTGAAGTCCAGCGGGCGCCCCTGCTCGCGCAGCGCCTGGAACGACTTCCAAACTTCCTTGTGGGCGTCGCGGAAAAAGTGCTCCGCCGTGACCAGACCGGCGGCCAGGTCGAACAGCGCATCGTCGATCATCAGGCCACCGAGGACGGACCGCTCGGCGTCGAGTGAGTGCGGGAGGACGCGCTCAACCACGGATCGGTTTCCCGTTCTGGGTAAATCTTCCGTCCCGAATGTCACGCAGTTTTTGCGCGTGGCGGGTGTCCACCGGCACCTGGTCTCGTGCCGCGTCCTTCAGCCGACCCGTTTGACGCAGGAACGCCGTGAAGTGATCCTCGAGCCAACGGAAATCGCCGAGCGCCTCGTGCTCGGTCTCGAGCTCGTCGACAAAACGCTGCAAGGCCGCCCGAGCCACTGGCGGCGGCCCCCCGTACCGGGTGAGGAACTTCCCGTAGACGGTTTCGCTGAGGCACAGGCGCATCTGCCCGCCGCACAACGAATGCCGCACGTGGTCACGTGGCAACGAACCGGGTTCAAACGCTCCCCGCGTCTGGACGCCCTGAGGCGTGTGGTCGGTTCCCTTCCCTTCCCTTCCTAGATCTCCATACTCCAGATCTCCTTCCCTTCCCACGGGACTCGACGGGAAGCATCCCGTAACCTGCCGCGGCCCGCCGTTTTTTTCCGCGGCGTCCTGAAGTTCCTTGCTTCCGGTAACCTGCCGCGGCCCGCCGTTTTTTTCCGCGGCAGCCGCGCGCCGGCGGTCAGAACCGTCATGCGGGATGACACTCTTGGGCTCTTTGGGGTGCGGTCGCTGATGCTCGATGAACGTCAGGATCTGAATGTAGTGGCGGCCGTTGGCGGCGGTGAAGCGGCGGATCAAGTTCGCGTCAGCGAGCTCCCAGAGCAGGCGGTCGACGTTGCAGTCATCCGCCGGCAGGATGCGAGTCTTTAGCTGGAACGGACTGTCCGCCAGGTAGCCGTCGCGATCGGCTTCAATCCAGAGGCCCTGGAACAACAGGCGCCCGATCGGCTGCACCTTGCAGATGTCTTCGCTCGTGAAGAAGCTCGGCTTGATGGTTCGAATTCTCCCCATGCGCTAATCCGATAAATCGTCTGTGTGGGTGTCGTCGAGGCCGAGCATGGCGCCGAGCTGCTGGTGGTGCGCCTCATCGCGCGCGTCCTCACAGCGATCGCAGCGGCAGCCCGGGATCGGCAGCGGCTGCTCCGGCCGTAGGGTGTGCTGGATCGAGGGCGTCGGCCGCCGCAGGACACGCCTGGCGCGCGCGCGCATCAGCGCCGCCGTCCTTTGGCGCGCACGCCGCCGTCCGCGAAGGCCTCGAGACCGGGGATCGCGAGCGTGGTCTTGTCCGCCTTGGCGCGTGCGTTCAGCACGGCCCAGTTCACGCTAATCGCGGTGATCGGCGCCTGCTCGTCGAGGATCGCTCGCAGCAACACGCGCAGCTGCGCGAGCTGCGCTGGTGTCATGACGGCGACGTCCGGATTGGGATCGGCGTCGGCCTCGCTGCCCGCCAGGCGCGCCTTCCACGTTGTCGTGATCGTCGTCGACGTCATCGCCGTGGCGGCCGCGGGCGCGAGGGGCACCGGCGGCGCAACGGCCGTCTCGGCCTGCTGTTGGAGCTTCTCAATGACGGCGACTGGCGCCTGCTTTGCGGCCGCGTCCTCGGCGGCGCGCCGCGCGGCCTCACGCGCCAGGCGATCGGCGTCGGCTTGCAGTTGACGACGCGCGGCCACGGCGATCGCGTCCAGCCGGGACTTCTCGGCATACATGCGGCTGCCGAGCGTCCGCTTCGCCGCTTCCGCCGGGCTGCACCACTCCGCGCGCAGGCTGGTGATGTTCTTATGGAGACGGTTGGCGATGTCGGCGGGCTCGGCGAAATGGCTCGTCGCCGCTTTGATGCTCGCGTTCAAGGCCTCCAGTGCCAGGTCGGCAGCCTGCAGGCCCTCGAGACCGGCCTCCCTGACGTCGAGCGAGAGCGCGTAGTCGGCGGCGGTGTCGAGCTCGACCTTGATGCGGCGATCAGGGCAAAACTTGATGAGCGCCGGTAACGGAAAATCGGCCGGCAGCAGCTCGGCCAACGGGGCGATCGCGGTGACGGTTGGCAGCACCACCGGCTCGTCTGGCTCTAATTGCAAGTCGACCTCGGCGCCGATCATGCGGCCCTCCGGCGCGCGTGGCCCTCGTAGTACGTGACCACGAAGGCCTTGAACTTGTCGTCGTCGAGCCACGGATGTTCGTTGTAGGGCGTGACGCGATACGGGATGCGAAGCTCCGGCGTGAGCTGCACGGCCCAGCGCTCGGTGATCTCCACCTGGGATTCGCCGTCAATCAGGAAGATCGCGTCGAGCGTCCCGGCGAATTGGTACGCCGGGCTATAGACCACACGTTCGCGCGTCGCCGGCCGCAAGGCCGGATAGGCCTGCCGGAACGCCACCCACGCCTCGAGATAGGGCCGGACATCGGGATGCACCGTCGACCAGTTCAAATCCTGATCGTCGAACGCGTGCGCGTCCGCATGGAGTGCCGTGCCGATCTGGCGCTTCCGCTCGAGGTCGTGGTCCATGCGGACCCCCATCTCCCGGAGGTCGTCAAAATCCACCGAGACGCCAACGGCTTTGAGGATCTGCGTGACACTCGGGACGCGCGCGCCGGTCGCCCGCACCCGATAGGTGTGGTCCGCGGCGTCGAAGGTCAGGCGGTCGCCCTGGCCAGCCTGATAGGCGATGACATAGGCCGCAAGCTGAAACCGAGCGCCAGCGGATTCTGGATCACCCGTCTTGAGGTCAATCAGCACGCTCATGCGCGCGCCTCCACGATCGGGTTGATCTCCTCGATCACCGGGGCGAAGCCGGCCTTCGTCGGGGTCCGGCACACGAGCTCGACGCGCTGCTTTGCATCGAGCAGCCGGCCAATCGCCTGCTGGAACGCGGCGTCTCGGGTGCCCGCGATGAAGCCGGTGTCGAGCTTGACGAAGACCGCGTCGCCCTTCGGCGTCGCCTCGACGATCACGCCGATGGAGGCCGGGTCGGCCGGCGCGGGCTCGGACTCGAGTACCGGCGTCTCGTCGGCGGGCCTCGACTCCGGCGCCGGGCTGGATGCTGGCGTCGGAGCCGAGGGCGCGGACAGCCGCGCGGCCGCGGGGATGACGGGCATCGGGGCGACGACATCCGCGTCGAGGATCTGCCGTCCATCCATTTCCTCCGCCGTCGACTCGCCGCCGAACTCGTCGGGGAAGGCCTCTCGCAGGCCGGCAGCCTCACAGCATTTCACCAGCATCTGGATCGGCGCCTTGCTCCAGCGTTCGTTCGCGACGTGGACCTTCTTGTCCTTGTCGAACTTCGTGGCGCAGGCCTCGCGGAAGTACACGCGCACCGGGAATTCGATCCGGCCGCCGTGGATCCGTCGATAGAACGTCATCGCGACCCAGTCCGGCGCTTCGACGCCGAACTGCTCGACGGTCGGCCCGTACTCCGGCGCGCTGTGTCCCATGTAGTTGCCCGTCCGCATCGCGGTCGTGCGGTATTCGTAGATGCCAGGCATGACGACATCGCGCCACTCGTACTCGCCGGTCTTGGCGTCCTTCACCCTGATCGGCACGACGTGACAGGGCTTCTTCATCGGGTCGAGCTTGCGCGCGCGGCAGTAGTCAATCACCAGCAGCACCGACTCGGTTTTGGCGCCCGGAAACAGACTGTGCTGCAGCGTGCGCCACTGCGCCTCGTCGAGCCCGCGGCGCGTGACCGCCTCAGGCAGCGACGACGCCGCGACGGTGAGGGCATGCGGCGCGCTCATCGCGCGCCTCCGCGCCACTGGAACGTGAACGTGGAGAGGGCCTCGCAGCGCGCGTCGGCGCTCGCGCAGGACCCGTGAATGCCGGTGTGATGGGTATCCGAGAACCGCAGCAGGCAGACATCGGTCACCGACAGTCGATCGCCGCACACGAAGCAGCGACCCACCGCCGCACCGGCCGGCGGCCGCGCGGGCGTGTGCTGCGCAATGTCGCGACGGGCCTGCGCCACGATGGCGGCCTCGTCCTGGCGGCGGTCGGTGTGGTGGTCGGCGTCGGCCTCATGCACGCGCCGCACGCGGCCGGCGCGTGACTCGGGATCGAGCATCACCAGGGCGACCGCGTAATACACATCGCGCGCCCCGTCCGATCGCAGGTCGTCCAGGCGGACCGACGTCGAGCCCTTGTCGGCCTGGTAGAGCAGCTGCGCCAGCGGCTTCACGAGCGCGTGGCGGACGACCTGCCGGCGGCGGTCGTCGGATCCCAACTGGGCGGGCGGTTGCGTGTCGGCTGCGAATCTCGGCATACTCATGAAGGTCAATCCGTTCGGGTTTGTGGGCCGTCCGTTCCAGCGGGCGGCCCGTTGTGTTTGTGGCCAAGCGCGATCACCGCGTTGGTCATCACGGCCGCCGCGCCAGACGCCACGAGCACGACGAGCGGATCGGCGACCAGGGCGGCGACCACGCTGCCGACGGCCAGGCCCGTCGCGATCGCGATCCAGTACGCGCGCGCGGCTGGGCTCAAGGACCTGAACGTGCGCGCCATTTACGACGCCTTCGCGAAGGCACGCTTCCGGGTCACCGGCGCGAGATGACTGCCCTGCCCTCGCACGAAGGAATGCCCGTCCAGGGAGGCCTGGACGTCCTCTTCCGCCACGAGCCAGGCCCCATCGCGCCACCGTTTGGGAATGGAGCGACGCACGACCCACTTCCGGGCCGCTTCAGGCGCGCGCTTGCCGTGGAAGCCGATCTTCGCAGCCAGCTGCGAATAAGTGATGTAGGTCTTCAGGCCCATGCGAGCACTCCGAAAAGAATTGAAAGGATCGCGAGGATGACGGAGAACGCTTTGCCGGACGCTGTCCGCCAGGAGCGTCCGCCGCCAAAAGCGCAGCCGATCGACAATGCGAGAAAGAGGGCCTCGATCAACGTTTCACCTCGCCGACCAGCATCGCCAGCCCACGCGTCACCAACTCCGCCGCGCGTTCAATCCTCGCAGCCGGATCATCGAGCTTGAACTCCGCGCGAATCTCGTCGGCGAACGCTATGGTGAACCGCTCGCCAAGCGCGCCCAGCTTGCGCACGTTCAGCGACTTCCCTTCCGCGCCAGAGAGTTGCTTACTGAATTCCGGCTCACTTAATCCGCAGAGCAGCGCGCCTTCCTTGCGGCTCATCACGCGATCCACCGCACGCATCACCAACGGCATCAGCCACTCGCCGGCAAGTAACTTGCCGTCCGGTTGCCCCCGCTTCTGCACTGAACCGATCAGACCCGGCAACCGCTCGGCAAGAGCGTTTCCTTCCTCTTTCCGCGCCACGGCTGCGATGCTCGGGGCCATGTGGTTACGCCGCCCTCTTCGGAAACAGAATTTCGACGGGGCAAGCGAAGAACTCGGCGAACTTGCGCGTGGTCTCGAACTGGAGGTCGACGTATTTGCCGTTGAAGATGTCGCTGAGATTCGACGGAGCGATCTCGACTTCATCAGCAATCTCTGCCTGCCGGACCCCGACCATGCTGGCCGCGACCTTCAACTTGTTCGGCATCTCTCCGAGAGGCACCGACCGCAATGCGTCGACTTGTTCTGGCGTTAGGGGCTTTGACATGTGTTCTCTGTGAAGAGAACCTTACGGCGGGTTGTTATTCTCCGTCAAGAGAATATTTATGGTTACGGATAACCACGCTGTTCTCTTGGTAGAGAACTTCTTTACTGTCTTAGAGTTACAGCTACAAAAAACTTCACATGTTGGCTATGGTTGTACTGCCTTGGGGCAGAGCCAGCCGACATTCGGCAGCAATCTACGCGCGCTGATGAATCGTTCAGGAGTCCGCGTGACCGACGTCGCGAAAGCTCTCGGTGTCGTGAAATCAGCGGTTTCCGGTTGGCTTCACGACAAGGTCGACCTTCCGAACACGCCAACGCTGCTTAGATTGGCGAAGGCCGTGGGATGCACGGTTGATGAATTACTGGTCGGGCTCGATCCCGCGTACGACAAAGTGCGTGACCTGATCCGACAGGGTTCGGATCAACAGTCTGGGACTTCCTCCCCAGGAGATCCTCGCGATGACCCAGCTGCGACTCGTATGGAGCTGCAACGGCTCTCAGACCTCGTTGCCCGCTACGAAAAAGAAGCCCGCGAAGTGCTGCAAATTTCAGACGACCTGCACGAAATCGCAACTCGTATGGAAGAAGTTCGAAAAGCTCCAAAGGGAACGTCCCGTCGCAGCAGCCGTCATCGAAAAGCTGGTTGATAAGGCGTTGAAGCGTCGAGTCGGATAGTCATGACCACACCAACAGCTCCGTGCCCGCTCTGCGGCTTCGAGATTCCGACCGATTCGTACTACTGCACGCAGTGCAAACAGAACCTGCCGACCGACGCGAAAGGTCGGCCGGCGTTCAACGCCAGCGAGACGCTCAATGGCTCGTTGTATTGCACGGCGTGCGGGACCGTGGCAATCCCCAAGCGTTACACAAAGGGGAGCTTCGGCATGGAGATTCTCCTGTGGTTGCTGATGGTTCTGCCTGGCGTGTTGTATACGTTGTGGCGCATCACCTCGAAGTACGCGGGCTGCCCGCAGTGTCAGGCGCCGGGCATGATTCCCCTCACGTCGCCCGTCGCGCAGGCCGCGCTCAAGCAACGGCCCTTCCAACCGACAGGTGGCGACGGCTCGTCGCGCGACCGGCGTCGCAAGTGTCCCTACTGCGCCGAGCTCGTCCTGGCCGAGGCCATCATTTGCAAGCATTGCCGCAGCGAGTTGCCGCCCGCGATCGTCGAGAAATATAAGGCCACCCTCCGATGACCGTCGGTCGGACGCGATAACCGCGTGGGCGTCGTCGTTCGACCGGACTCGAAGTACTACCAGCTCAATCTCGAACGCGGGAAGGGGTTGCGCTGCCTACGCAGGCCGACGCGCATCCTTCACGCCACCGGGACGAAAGAGCAGGACAAAGAGAACCGACGCCTGGCGGAGGTCGCCTATCACCAGGCGATGGCGGACCTCTCCAAACGGGACTTGAACCTGCCAGACGCGCTGGCCTCGACGACGGCGCCGACGCTGCGCGCCTTCCTGCGCGACACCTATCGGGAGTGGTTGCGCCGAGAGCACCCGTCCAGCGCCGAGCAGGCCATCGGTCGACTCGATCGGCATTTCGTGCCGCTCTTCGGCCATACGCCGCTCGACCAGATCAGCAAGGCCAAGATCGAGGAATGGCGGAAGAAACGCCGGAAGGATGGCGTGTCGGCGCATACCATCGGCCGCGACCTGAGCGACTTGCGCGGGCTGCTGTCGAATGCCGTCGACCCGCTCGAGGTGATCGAGGCGTCTCCCTTGGCCGCCATGCGCATCAAGGCGGCGCCGTCACGCGAAGTAATCCGCTACCTCGATCGCAAGGAAGAGAAGCGCCTCTTCGCCGCGCTCGAGGCACGGGACGACGACGGGATCGCCGCGCGCAGACGGTTCAACGCCTGGCGTGCCGAGCGCGGCAAAGACCCGGTGACCGTCGGCGTCTACAAGGACGCGCTCACGCCGATGGTCATCGTGGCGCTCCATACCGGCGTGCGGCCGGCGGAGTTATTCCGGATCACCTGGTCGGTGGTTGATTGGCACGCGAAGGTCCTGACGGTGGAGTGGTGGGTGTCCAAGGTGCGCAAGACGCGCCGCCTGCCGCTGAACGCCGACGCGCTGCGCGCCCTGAAGCGTTGGCAGGAGCAGGCTGGCCAGACGCCGCCCGATCGGTTGATCTTTCCTGGCAAAGGCGGGAAACCCTACACGGGGGCGCCGACGAGCTGGGACGAACTGATGCACGGCACCAAGATTCGGGACTTCGCCTGGAAGGATATGCGCCACACGTTCGCGTCGAAGCTCGTCCAGCGCGGCGTCAACCTCTACGTGGTGAAGGAACTGATGGGCCACGCCAGCATCAAGACGACCGAGCGGTACGCGCACCTGGCGCCGACGCAAGGCCGGGCGGCCGTCAACGTCCTGACTCGCCAGCCATCCACGTTTCGTAAACGCCCGGCCAAAGGCCCAATGATTTCGGCCTAATATGGCCGTCCCAAAAGCGTTCGCAACGCTGAGGTCGGGAGTTCGATCCTCCTGCCGTCCACCACATTTCATAGAGGGGAACACGACAGGCCCTCACGCGGTGTCACCCCTCGAAACCCCCGAAAGCCCCGTTTTCAACGCCGCTCCATACACGGCAAAATTCCTCCGGACTGCTACTCGGCTCGTGCACGGGTTGACGTTCGTTTGAAAACGTATAATAGGTATAGATTCCCTACCGACTGGGGACAGCAACACATGGCCCTCGAAAAGGAAATCGCGACCTACGATGCGAACCTCGACACCCTCAAGGCGGACGAGGGCAAGTTCGTTTTGATCAAGGGTGACGCAATCATCAACATCTTCTCCAGCTACGAGGATGCCATCAAAGAGGGCTACCAGAAATTTAGTCTGGAGCCGTTCCTGGTTCGCCAGATTCGCGCCATGCAGCCGGTTCACTTCGTGACGCGATTCATCGAACCTCGATTCGCCTGAGTCATGGCTCACTTCACGCTGAGCATCGGCCCCGAGGGGCCAATGCTGAATGCTCTCGTGGCGGTCAGCGCTCCGCGTCATGCGGCGCTAACACAAGCGAAGCAGCCGATTCCGCCGGCCGTCAATATTCGCGCCCTTCTCGATACTGGCGCAAGCGGCACCTGCATTGATCCATCGGTGATGGCGCAACTCGGATTGACGCCAACCAACGTGGCCATGATGCTGACCCCCTCGACGGGAACGACTCCGGTGCCGAAGAATCAGTTCGACGTCGGCCTGTATATACCTGGACAGTCCGCAAAGCATCAGGCACTGATCTTTCCGACGATCCCGGTGATGGAAAGCGACTTGCTCCTCGCGCAAGGCTTTCACGCTCTGATCGGGCGGGACATCCTGCGCCGTTGCATCCTGAACTACAACGGCGACTTCGGTTATTTTTCGCTCGGGTACTAGTCCGACCAGGCCGTTCTCCGTAATCACATAGCGGGACTCTGTAGTGAGTCCCATCAGCAGCACTGTAGCGAATCGTGTGCGGATTCGCTGGCGTCTCTACGCTGGCACTCGCCGGGTCCCGGCGAGCCGACCTGAATGGCCAACAGGACAGCCCACACCCCACGGCGAGGCCAGCGCAGAGGTCAATGACCCAGAGCCTCAGACAGCCGCTCGACGCGGCCAGGAGGCGCGACCTCATTCGGCTACCAACCAACAGAGCAACGCGCCTCCCGGCCTTCCGCGTGACGAATGCGTGCCGGTCTGGACCGCCGGCATCCCGAAACGCCCATCAGAGCAGGATCGACAGGATCCACATCGCGAGCCCCGCGGCGACCAGATTGACGCGCGAGCTCGAGACGTTCGCCGCAGCGGCGAGAAAACACACGAGCGCGAGGATCAGCAGCACGAGATCGATCGTCATCATGAGGGCGTCCTCTCCACGGTGAATGCGGCGTCAGCGCCAGCGAATGATCGCCGTCGCGCCGACGACGTGCTTGCTGACCGTTGGCGCCACCGTCACCGTGCGCGGCCGGAGGCCCAGGTAGGTCATCGTGACGCCGGCGGCCACCACGACCACGCCGCCGACCAGCCAGCCAGTGTCCGACGATCCGCGCTCGTCCTGGCGCAGCATCATGCCGAAGCCAGCACCGACGACGACGGTGCCGACGAGCGCCACCGTAATGTTCACGGGGTCGTCGCTCGCCTTCGGCGGCGACTGCGCCCATGCCGGACTACTCAACAAGCCGACTAACACCAGCGATAGCATCGCTCGCATGCCCTCTCCAATCAGCCCCGAGGCGCGACCTCGTTCGGCTACCAGTCCAATGAGCGACCGCGCCTCGGGGCGTCCGCTCAGACCGGCAGCGCGCCGATGACGCGCAACACCCAGACGACCAGCACCACGCCGATGACGACCAGTAGCGGCATCTTCGCGGGCGCAGGCACGTACTGCTGCACCAACACGAACGCCGCGATGAACACGAGCAGGACGAGGAGCAGTTCAATCATGAGATGCCTCTATGCCAACCGACCGACCGCGAGCCGGGCGATGCCGGGATGGCGATACGTCTCGCCAACGTGCAGCGGTCCGGTGCGTTCGACCTCACCTGTCAGCATGTTGATGACGGAAAATTCGGTGCAGGCGCGTTCGCAGGGCAGCGGGTTGCCCTTCGCCTCCTGCGTGTGAATGACCATCGCGAACCTGCCGTCGGCGCTGATGGCCTGGTCGGCGCGAGTCGGGTCATCGACGGCGAGGATGCGGGTGCCACGGAAGCGCACCCCCGAATGGCAGACGATGGGCCAGCTGGCAATGTCCTGCGGCAGGAACTGTGGCAGACGAGCGACCTCAAAGAAGCCCGGTTGGGAATCGATCGGGCCATCCCAGAAGACGCCGAACCCGCTCATGTAGGTCCAGCATTGCCCGCTGATGAGCGCGGCCACCGTCAAGGCACAGAGCAATTCCGGATCGTTGACGCGACCGACGGAGACACCCGCGCCCGGCCCGACTGGCTCCGTGTTGAAGCCGGGCTTGCTCGTCTTCCTCATCGTGTCGTCGTAGCCATACGCGAAGTAGTGCTCGACGATGTGTTCCCACGCGCCTCGGTTGCCGTGAATGGTCAACGTGGTCGCCGGGTCCGCCGCCCAGTTCACGAACGAGCACGGCGCTTCCGGTTCCCAGCTGGTCATCGGCGGCGAGCACTGCGAGAGGCGCAACGGGTCGGAGTCGCCGCCCGGTGCCGACAAGCCGCGCAGCGCAGGCAGCCAGCCGGCGCCAAGGGCAAATGACTTGAGCATGTCCTGACATAGCTCGATGCTGTTGCCGCCGTTCTGCCAGCCCTCGTTCGCCGACCAGACGCCCGCCAGCAGCTCGCGCCCGAAGGGCAGCCGGGCATACAGTTCGCCGTTGCGCCGCATGTGTTCGAGCTTCTGCGCTCGCGTCCATGAATTCATGTCGCCTCGGTCGTCCATCACCTTCAGGCCGAGGCTCTGCAGCATCGCGAGGAAGTCCGCCTTGCGCTCGTAGTAGTTTGGCGTGGCGGCGACGTGGCCGCCGCTGTGATTCACGAAGGCGACCGGCGTCACCTCGCGTCCGAGCCACGCGACGTCCCAGTAGCCGAGCACGTCGAGGACGCGGATGCCCGCGTAGACCTGCGCAATCGATTCGCATTGTTCGGTGACTTCGCGCTCGCGTCCGTGGCACCACGCCGAGAACAGTTCCATCGCGTGGCAGAACATCAGCACCCGTGGCCGCGGAATCACCGCCTGCCGCCCCTTGACGACGGTCCGCAGGCCGCTGGCATCGCTGACGATGCGCGCCTGGCGCATCAATTCGCCCTGCAGGCGGTTGAAGTTTGGCGGCGTCGGCGGCTTCGTCCACCAATCGGGCGGGTCACTCGTCCACGCCTCCCACGGGCCAATCGTGTCGGCGCGCGCCGCCACCTGGCCGTCGACTTCGGCAGTGAGGAAGCGCCCGTGCGCGGATTGAAAGGCGAGCCGCCCGTCGATGAGCGGCATCATCGTCCACGTCTCCCACGGGCCGACCTCGACGGCACGGGCATGCACGGTGGTGTCAAGTTCAGCGGTCAGGTAGTGCCACTGCCATGACCGGAGCGCCACCTGATCACCATCGAGGCGTTCGACCTGAAAGCGTTCCCAGTCGCCGGCGAGCTCGCGGTCGGCGATGGCGGTCTGGTTCGTCGGCACCGAGAGGAAGCGAGCGTGGTCGCTCGTCAGGGAAATGATGAGCCCCTCGAGCGGCGGGAACTGTGTGCCGGGGAACGCAAACGCCACCGGCTTCCAGCTGCCATTCGACCGGCGGAAGCCGTAATGCGACTCCGGTCCGGCCTCCGGTCCGTCGTTGATCTGGTAGCCGACGACGACTTCGAACCCGTGACCGGCGAAAAAGGCCCGCTCCCATGCCATGTTGTCGGCGACGTCCGCCTCCGTCCAGCCCTCGGCGCTGTCGTGATAGCCGACCTCAGTGCAAGCGAGCGGACGAGCGCCCACGATGGCGCGCAACGTGGCGACTTCCTCGTCGCGAGACGCGGAACCGTCGTGCGGGTTATGCGGCGAATCGCCGTCGGGGTAGCGATGAATCGAGCAGCAGATTTCCGGCGGCCAGGTCGACCACGGCAGCTGCCGCAGGAAGTTGAAGCCGCGAGGGTTCAGGTTCGACACCACGCCGACATAGAGGCGGCGTCCGTGCTCGAGGGCGAGCGCCACGCAGTCGTTGGCAAACTCGCGATAGGTGTCGACGGTCCAGCCGAAGTGCTCTAAGTCTGGCTCGTTGCCCGCCTCGATGAGCGCGCCCTCTGGCAGGACGAGAATCTGCTCCGGTCGGCGGATGATGCACAGCGGCTGCAGCCCGGCGTCGAGCACTTCCTGCGCGAGCGCGGTCGTCTTCGCCTGATCGCAGTCCTGCAGGTCGAGGCGGATGATGCTGAAGCCGAGGGCGCGCAGCTCGTCGAGCACCGGGCCGATGGGATTGCCGAAGCCGACTTGAAGACCTGCTGCTGCTGTCATCGTTCCCCCTCTATGGCCGTGCCACATGCGTCACCGTGAGGCAGCGCGTTGGCAAGGTCAGAATCGTTTCGCTCGCCGTCACCACCTCGACGCGACAGTCCTGCCCGGCGCGATAGATGCGGACGCGGGCGGTGACGTAGTCGTCAATCGCCAGCGGACGTCCGACCCACACTCCGGCGGCGCAGCCACTCGCGAGCGCGGCGAGCACCGCGACGCGGAGTAGACGCGCCGTCATCCGCTGCCGACCAGTCGGCGCAGCGTGTCCTCGAGCGAGAAGCGGACGCTCGATGCCGTCACGCTGAACTTGGGGCGCAGCCCGTCGGCAATGTCGATCTCGGTGATGGTCACATCCTGAATCGTCAGGACCGCCTGAATGGGCGGCACGGGCAGATTGATGCTGACGCGCTTGCCGCTCTTGGTCTTGGTGTCGCGAGTGGCGTACTGGACCGTAATGATCGGGCGTGAGAACAGCGCCAGGTCGGCATCGCAACGGGTGATGAGCGACGGCTCCGACCGGCGCGCATCGACGAGCAGGAATTCCACGATGCCGTCGCTGCCGTCGCGAGTGGCTTGCTCCGCCTGCGCCAGCAGGTCATCGCGTTGAATCCAGATGTGCACCGCCGCGCCGCGTTGCATCGCCTTCGATAGGCCGGTCACGGCGATGAGCGTCGGGGCAGGCGTGGCCTGCTGCCCATAGAGGATGGTGGTGACAATCGCCCCGGCGCCAGTCGCCGGAATGCCAGTCAGGAACTGCCCGCTGACGCCGTAGTAGCGCAGCACCTGGCCGCCGCCGGTGACGACCCAGCCGCCTGCCGGATCGAAGGGCGCAGGACTGGCGACGATGAGCGTCGGCGAACCGGGGTTGACCTGCCCGGTCGGCTGCGTCAAGCCCGAGGTGTCCGCACTCGGCGGCGTCGCCTGGCCGGCCAGCGTGGCATCGCTGACGTTGAGCATCGCGTCGCGGGTGGTGTTGTCGGCGATCGCCATCGCCAGTCGCAACGTGCCGCCGCCCACGAGGGTCATGTAGATCTCGCGGCTGACGACCTGACTGCCGCCGGTCGGGATCTGCGACATGGAAATCTGGTTGCCGGTCGCGGTGTTCGTCGAGGGCGGCGCGCCGCCCAGTCCGCTGTTCGGCGTTCCGTCGGTGTAGGTGGTCTGGTTGGCGCTCGTCAGCTCCGTGAGGAACCGCCACACGCCTGCGCTGAAGCGATAGAGCCGTCGACCGCCCGACGGACTGAGCGGGATGTTCGTGATCGGCACTCGCTGTTGTGCGGTGCCGGTGGTGTTACTCGTCGGCGCATCCTGACCGAGCGAGCTATTCGCTTTCGTGTCGAGGTACGTGGTGGTGCTGTTGTCGTTGAACGTCGCGCTCAGTTTGAACGTGCTGAAGCCGGTGGCGGGACTGTAGAACCGCCGATACAGTTTGCGCCCGGTCACGCCTGCCGGTCCGGTGGAGAACGTGATCGGCAGGTTCTGCGCGGCCCGGCCCGTGCCATTCGTCGACGGCGGGTTCGCGCCGAGCTGCTGGTTCGGCTTGGTGTCGAGGTAGGTGGTGGCGCTGTTGTTGGGGATCGTATCGACGAGCCGCCAGCCGCCGCCGCCGCTGTTGCGATAGAGCTTCCTCTGCGTGACGCTGCCGCTGCCGGTCTGGATGTTCGACACCGGAATCTGGTGCGCCGGTTGGCCGGTGGTGTTCGTCGAGGGCGGCGTCGCGCCGACGCTCGCGACGTTGTCGGTGATCTGCGTGGTGCCGTTGTCGCTGATGGTGGCGACCAGGCCATAGACGCTGGAGAAGGGATCGGTGTTGCGATAGATCTTCCGCGCCGTGGTCCCGGCTGGCCCGAGCGGAATGTTGAACAGGCGCGCCTGCCAGCCTGGTCCGGTGCCGCGTGGTCCGGTCGGGTTGCCGCCGCTGCCCGTGACGTAGTACGCCGTGCCGGGATTGAGCGACGAGTCGGCCATCGTGTCTTTGAAATAGCTACCGGTGTTGTCGTTGACGGTGCCGACGAGGAAGCCGCCCTGATGCGTGCCGTCCGGGGATACTTCGCTCGCCTTCGTGCGATAGATGTTCCGCTTGACGACGCGAGGGTCGGACGCCTTGGGCAGCTGGAAGAATTCCACGGCATTCTGGGCGGCCCCGAGCGTCGTGGTCATGTAGTTGCTGATCGCGGTTTCATAGCCGCTCGCCGTGACGGCGGACACCCAATAGCGATACGTCTTGCTCGGCGTCATGCTGCCGCCCGTCGTCGGCGAGGGGCTACCGGGAGACGAGGACATGGATGGCAGCGGCGGCGCGGTCGCGCCCGTCGAGCGCGTCCCGATGGTGGTTTCCCCGACCGCCGTCACGAAGGTGACGACGTAGTAGTAGGTGTCGTAGGTGCCCACCTGATCGAGCAGGTTTCCCGCCACGACCGGCGTCGTCGGCTCGTCGTAGAGTTCGCTCGGCGGCGTGAGCTGCCCGGCATTCTCGACGGTGCTGACGCTCGCACTCGCCGAACTGAGCGTCGTCTCACCGTCGGCGGTGACGAAGGTCATCGCGTAGGTGTGCGCGCCCGTGTCGACGCCCGCGCCGACCTGCGGAGTGCCGACGTTGGGGTTCGATGGCGGGTTGACGCCGCCAACGATGTTGCCGTTGTAGACCTGATTGCCGGGATTGCCGGGTGTCGTTTCGCCCTGCGCGTTGGTGAAGGTCAGGACGTAGTCGTGATAGCCGACGTCGACGCCCGAGCCATCGACCGGCGTCCCGATGCTCGCGCCGCCGCTGCCGGCGATCTGCCCGAAGGCGGCACTGGTATGCACCACGTTGCTCGCCGGTCCCAGCGTCGTCTCGCCGCCGATGGCGAGGTTCGTGATGGCGTATTGGTGGTCGCCTTCATCCGGCCCGGTGCCGGTCGTCGCCGCGCCTGCGACCGGGGCTGCCGTCGGGGGCGCGACCGGGCCAATCGTGATCGCGCCTCTCGGCCCGGCGAGCGACTTGCCATTCGCCGTGACATGCACCACCGCGACCTCATGCAGCCCGTTGGCGACGACGCCGCCGGCGGCGAGCGCGAGGGCAGGCGCGTTGGCGGGCGCGGCCCCTGGCCCGACGAGGGTGCCGCCGAGCGGCTTGTTCACGCCGCCATAGGTGATGAGCTGCGACTGCGCGCTGTCCGCCGTGGTCCCGGCGATCGCCTTGCCGCCGCCTTGCGTGAACTGCGTCCCGTCCGTGATCGGGATGAGCGTCTCGCCCGCGTTGACCGCCGAGGGCACGTTCTCGCCGTAGCCCTTGCCATAGACGCGGGTGCGGAGCTGGCTGACGTCGGTCGTCAGGCGGATGGGCGGGTCATCGAGCGGCGGGTGCGCGAGGTCGACCGGATCGGGCGGGTCGGTGGTGTCCTCGATGAACAGGTACAGCGCCTTGTTCTCCACCTTGGCGTAGCCGCCGACCATGTTCGCCAGGCGCACGAAGGCGGCAATCATCGTCTCGCTGCCATCGCAGACAAACGTGACCGGCGGCAGTCCGGCTTGAATCCTCGTCGTGAAGCCCGACGGCGCGTAGGTGGCAATCGCCGCCGCGACCGTCGACGCGCTCACGTCGACCCAGCTGCCGAAGGGGCGACGACGGTTCGCCGCCTGCGTGTCGTCGATGGCGGTCGTCGGCCAGTGCTGCAGCGACGGCTTGCTGCCCTCGTAGCTGCGGTCGACGGTCTGCAACGTGCCCGAGAACAACACCTGCGCCGGATGACTGAGGCGAATCTCGAGCGGCAGCCCGACCTGCGGCACGGCGGTGCCGCCGAAGGTGAGCGACGCGGTGTTCGGCGCATCGTTCAGGACGTCACGAATGCTCACGCCCGCTTTCCGGACCTTGCCGCTGACGTTGATGCCGCCCAGCCAGAACTCGCCGCCATAGAGCCGGGCGAGCTGCGCGCCGGCGTCGAACTCGATGCGCGCATTGACGGCGCGCAGGAAGATTTGCGTGGTGAGCTGCGCGGTGGCCGTGACGGGGATCGTCGCGTCGGCATTAAGGCGGGAGAGGGCGGCCAGGTTGACGGGCGCGAGGCCCACCCGGATGCTGACGGTCGCCGCCAGGCGCGAGGTGCCGGTGACGGTGCCTGCATACGGGACACCACCAAACGGTGCGCCGCCATAGACGGCGCTGTAAGCGGCGAGGCCGACGTGGTCGTTGGCGAGCTGCGCGGTGGCGGTGATCGCGACCGACGGGCTCGCGAATAAGCCCGAGACGGCGGCGACGATCCCCGCGAACGGTGCGCCGCCAAAGAGCAGGCCGCCGAACATCCGTTACGCCTTCACGGGCAGCAGGGGTGGCAGACGGGCGAGCCAGCCGCGCAGACGGTCGACGACGATGGCGAACAACGACGGGCCGTCGACTGCAGGCCGACGAGCGAGCGCCGTCTCCAATGCCTCGATGCGGGCGGTCAGTGCCTCGACCTGGCCGTCGTGCTGTTGCCAGCCGACGATGAGGTCGGGCACGTACCGGGCGTAGTCGACCGCCCACGGGCGCTTCAGGCGGCCTTCCTCGTCCTGCTCGTCGGTGCCTTCGACGACGACGAACGGCGCGACGGCGATGGCCTCTTGCGCGAAAACGCCGCGACCGGACGAGCCATCGAACTTCCATGTGAAGTCATGCACCACGGTGCGACGGAGCACGTCGGTGTCGGAGAGCCGCCCGTGGTCGTCCTTGAGCCGACGATCCGACGAGGTCGCGTAGGTGGTCACGAGGCCATTGCTGGCGATGTAGCCGCAGCCGCCAGCAGCGTTCTGTAAGTAGATATGCACGATGTTGACGGAGCCGCCGACCGAGGACGTACACGCGCCGTCGCTGTTCATCTGCCAGAACATTTGGCCGGGGGAGCTTGTCGTTCCGGTACCGACACGCAGAGCAGGCCCGCCCGGATCAGCGGTACCGGCCCACGTGAAGCCGCCCGAGGGGTACATCACGCCACGCGGGACCGCGCCGTTCACAAAGTAGATCGCGCCGCTCGGCGCGCCGGCGTTGATGTAGATCGAACCCGTGTTCGCCGATTGATTGCCGGTGACGCCGAGATAGGCGCCTCGGGTGTTGTCGAGTACCGGCGACGACCCCAACCAGACCGAGCCAGCGTCCGCGCCCGCAACGGTGTCGGCAACCTTGACGTGGTGCTGGGCGCCGCCCGATAGGAGAAAGTGACCCAGCGTACTGATGTTGTTGATGCCGGGATCGGTGACGTGACCCCATGAGAACCCGCCGCTCGGATGCATCGTGCCGCGCAGTTGTCCCTCAGTGGCGGGGGCGCTGTAGAACTGCACCTGTCCCGCATCGCTGAAGCGCACGGAGGCCGGGTGCGAATTGTTGGCGGTGTTGACCGAGGCGATCGTGAACCCGGCGCCGTTCGTCCACCCGCGAATCATCTGCTCGTTGGCGAAGGTGGACGCTTTAATCTCTATGCCACGATTCACAGCCGATGACGCGACGTCGGCGGCGGCGCGCCACTGGCCCGCCTGGAAGTTGGTGCCGAGCTCGATGTCGGTGAGCGCCTTCACCGTGACAGTCGCCGCGAACAAATCGCCGACCACGATGGCGCGAGCGGTGGTGCCTTCCTGTGCGCGGGTCATCGCGGTGATCTGATCGCCGGTCATCGCGGTGACGCGCACGATCTCCGCGCTCACGGGCGTCGGCAACGTCGACGCGGGCCAGACGGTGGCATTGAACGGCACGGCAGGCATCCGTGCGCCTTCGCCGGTCGCCAGCGTCAGCGTCGCGCCCGAGGTCGCGGGACTGGGCGCGGTCGCGACCGAGCTGATGGCGAGATTTTTGTGGGCATCAAACGGCATGGCAGTTCCTCAAGCGATGGTGACGGTGAGCGCATCGACGCCGAAGGTCGGCGCAGGATCGCCATTGATGATTTGCCTCGACGCCGCGAGCGGTGCCCAGACGAGAAGATTGCCCGTCGTCGGCGCATCGAAGATGCCGATCGCCACCACGGTGCCCCAGTTCCCGGTCGGCACGGGATAGGCGACGCCGACGGCATTCGACGTCACGCCGCCGGTGCCCGCGCTCGCGCCTGACGTGCCGCCCTGCGTGGCTTTCCAGTTGCTATCCGTCGGAGCCAGGGCGACGCGGGCATAGCCGCCGCCGGCCACTTCGGTGCCGCCGCCGACGTCACTCGGCATCGCGGTGAACAGCCCGATGTAGAGGGCAGGCGGCTTCGCGAAGGACGTCCCGCGAAACAGGTGGTCAATCAATTTGTTTTCGAGGTAGTCGCTGGCTTGGCTCATGGTGCCTCTATGTGGTGGCGAGCTGGGTGCCCGCCCGGACCGAGCGCATGATGTGCTCGCTGACGCGCCGCGCCAGGTTCGATTCCGTGTCGACGAGATGGAACACGTTGGTGATGCTCGCGCCGCCGCCATTCGGGGCAATCGTGCCGCTGACACCGGGCAGGAACAGTTCCGGTCCGGCCTCGCCGACGACATACGCCTGCCCGGCATTGACGGGACCGCCGGCGGCGCGCGGCGTGATGCCGGTAAACGCGCTGCCCATGCGGGCGATGTTTTCGTAGGCACTGCCGGGGGTGTACAGCCCGTTCTGACTGAGGATCGAATTGGCGGCGGCGGTGTACTGCTGCAGTTCGATCCATTCCTTGACGCTGCCGATGGTCAAGTTGATCTGCGTGTTCAGCTGCGCCTGCGCATGGGCGGCTTGCGTCGCGCCGTCGACGGCGGCATCGCCTGCACCCGTCGCGGCATCGCCTGCCTCCGTGAAGGATTTAATGAGCGCCTGATTCTCCTTCTCGACGCGCGCCTGTTCCTTCGCCAGCTGTTCCTCGAGCTCTTGCGCCTCGCGGTTGACGCGCGCGATCTCGCCCATCTGCTTGATGTAGCCGGCGCCGGCTGCCGCTTTCTTGTTGTAGGCGTCCGCGGCCATCTGCGCGGCGTCCGCGTCCATGATCGCGAGCTGGTTCGCGTTCTTGGTGTCGGACATCAACTTCGCGTACGCCTTCTCGAGCGCCGCGGCCTCCCGTTCCTTTTCGGCGGTGAGGCGTTTCGACGCCTCCGCGGCCTTGTCGGTTTCCGTCGCGAGGAACCCGAGCGCTATCGCGTGGATCCCGTATTTGTTGGTGAGCTGTTCGGTCGTCGCACCGGCCTCGCGCGCGATCGCGATTTCCTCTTTTTGCGCGTCGGTGAGGCCGCGAACCTCGCGGTAACTATCGGCGAGGCGTTCGCGCCAGTTGATGCTCTTGTCGGCGTTCACCTGGACCTGATCGGTCAGGTACTTGATCGCGTCCGCGTAGCTGATGGTGTCCTTCGCGCCTTGTCTGATCGCCAGGTTGATCGTGTCCTGCTTCGCGCCCACGGTTTGCTCAGCGAGCCGGTCCAGATTCCCGGTGAGATTCGCGATCGCCGTTGAGGCGCCGGTGAGATCATCGATCCAGGTCCCGAGCTTCCAGCCCGTCAGCGCGGCGCCGGCGACGAGGCCCGCCGTCCCGAGGAAGCCAAGCTCCGTCGTAGATTTCCCCGCCGCGTTCGCGATGTCCTCGAGGCCCTTCACCTGTGGACCGATGTTGATCCCGGCCGACTGGAGGACCCCGTCGAACTGTTGATAGCTCTTGGTTAGACTGCCGACCTGGCCGCTCGTCTCCCCGGCCGTGGTCCCGAGGTCCTGGATCCGCCCGCCCGCCGCGCCGATCTTGTCGAGCATCTGCTCCTGGGATTGCGCCATCAGGCGCAGCGAGGATTCGGCGATCTTGCTCTGGTCCGCGATCTTCTGGATCCCCTCGGGGACTTCTTTGCCGAGCGCCGTCAGTTTGGCGACGGCCTCCGCGCCCGTCGCGCTCATGCGCGCCAGTTCCTTCTCGGTGAACGCCGCCGCGCCGCCCATGTCTTCGAAGACCTTCGCCATCAGCGTGGCGTCTTGGACGACCTTCTGCCCGGAGAAGGCATTGCCCATGCGCGACAGCGCGCTCTCCACCTTCGCCGCGCCGCCTTCGAATGAGCGCAGCTTGATTTCCGCGGCGTCGACCGCGTCGGTGAACTTGCTGAAATCCGCGCCCATGACGCCGGTCAGCGCCATGTCATCGCCTCGTCATCGTGAACATCCGTTTCCATCGGCGGTCGGGCAGCGGCGAGCTTGGCTTCCGCCGCCTGCAGCATCTCGAGCAAGACGCCATGCACGTCGGCATCTAGGTCGCGGACCCACTCGTAGCGCCAACCAAATCGGCAGGCGAGGGCGAGGTCGTTGGCGACGCCGTGTCGCCAGCCGGGCTTTTTTTTTCGGCACTGCGGAACGCTTCCATCGCTTCGCTGTGCGCGTCGATGGCGGTCGCAATCTCGCGGAAGTCTTCCGGCGTCAGCGTGTCGAGCACGACGGCGACGTCCTCTGGCGACAGGCCACGAATCGGCACGGGCCGCCCGTCGTCGTCGGCGAGCGACCAGTCGACGAGATAGGCGAGCATCGTGGCGAGGCTGATCTGAAAGCGGTCGACCGTCAGCCCGTCGGCGTTGCACATGCGAGCGAACATCGCCCGCTGCTCGCCAGCGGTCAGGCGGCGCTTGACGGTGAGCGTGTCGCCATTCGCCAGCCGCAAAGTGCTGACCTCAGGTCGTCCGAAGCGTGAGCGTTTCTCCATGCGTCCTCAATGCACCGGCGGTTCGACGCGAGCGATGAACGTGCCCGGCCCGACCTGCAGGTCGACAACCGGAAACGCCCAGAAGCCGCCCGCTCGCGGGGCGGTGAACAGCAGCGGCTTTTGCCGCGCCGAGAAGGGGTCGACGCGGGTGAGTCGTCCGCGCAGCACCATCTGCCCTTCGACTTTCGCAATCGACCACGGCCCGACCACGACGGCGGGGCGATAGCCCCAGACGATGCTGCCAGCGTTGCCAATGAGCCGCAGTCGACCGCGAAACATTTACGGGGCGACTCCCATCACCCACGGCCCGGCGGCCATGAACGTGCCTTGGACGGACGGCGCGCCCTCGACGGCGGTGTCGATGCTCGCGTCCATGTAGGCGAGGCCCGACCACTTGAAGTCGGCTTCGGTGGAGTTCGGCTGCAGTTCGAGCTTGCCCGGCGTCTCGGCGTCGGCGGCTTCGAACAGCGTGATCTCGTCGGAGTTCCAGAACCCGCTGATGGTGCCGTTCAGGTCTTTCATCCCTGGCACGTAGACCTTGTTCACGTCGCCGAAGCAGGTGACGTTTATTTTCTCGGTCTTCAAATCTAACTTCCATTGGTTGAGCGACACGATCTCGACGGGCGTGACGCCCGAGGGGTCGTAGAGCACCTTGCCGAAGCGTCCTGCTTTAATCACCGGAACCTCCCTTGAAACCCTCTATGCCGCCGTGGCAATCGGCGCGACCATGACCTCGTAGCGTCCGCCGCGGTGCTGCCACATCGCGTCGTTGTCGACTTCATCCGGCTCGGTGTCCCGTGCGCGGCCCGTGCGACTGGTCAGCCCGTGGTCGTAGCCGACAATCGTCAGCGGCTGGTGTTGCAGCAGCTCGTGAATGCGCGCCGCCGCTCGACCGGCATTCGTGCCATCGATGTGCCGCTCGACGGCCTTGACCAGATAGATGGTGCGTTCGAAGGCGCAGCCGCCGAACACGTAGGTGTCCTCGTGAAATTCCATCGCGACCACCACGTAGCGAGTGCGACCTGGCGGCGGCACGTCGAAGTAGACGCCGTCGGGCATGAGCGTCCGCAGCTCGGGGTCGGCGCGCAGCACCGCGAGGATGGCGGCATCGACGTTAGAGGGGTCCGACACCATGCACCTCCACGACGTCCATGCCCGCACTGCGCAGCAGGTCCGCCAAGTCCCGCTCGAGGTCGCGGCGTTGCGCCATCATCGTCGGCACGAAAATCTTGGCGCCGGGCATCGGGCCGCGGTTGTAGCCAAGGTCGGTCTGCCGCGACGCGGTGCCCGTCTCGTAGATGAACGCATGCGGCGCAGACGAGACGACGCGCCCGATCGACCCATAGCGCGACGACTTCATCGACCACTTCACACCGGCTTTGAGATTGCCCGTCACCTCGGGGTAGCGATCCCTGATCTCGTCGGCGGCGGCTTTGGTGTGCGCCTCGACGAGCGCGTTGCCTTCGTCGGCCAGCCACTGTGGGAGCTTTCGCAATTCCATCAGCAGGTCGGCCAGCCCGGTGAAATGAAACGTGGTGTTGGGATTGGTCTGCATCACTCCACCACTTCGGTGCAGGCGATGATCGATTGGGCTTTGCGCTCGTCGTCGTTCGCCACGCCGGTGACGGTGAAGGTGCGCCCGTCGAACATGATGCGGACCTTCGTGGTCATCGCGGCATGGAAGGGCATCTTCACCACATGCGAGGCGGACGAGATGATCGCGCCGTCCGAGAACACGCGCTCCATGTCGACGGCGCTCGCCGGTTCAATCTTCGAAAACATCTTCGGCGGCACGAGGTCGATCCACGATTGCTCCCAGCCGCCATCGTCGGTCGGCACGGGCGGACCGGGCTTCTGCAGCCAGACGCGATGCGGACGCGGCGCGACTTGCGGCGGCGCAATCACGGCAGCACCAGTTCAAGGAACGGCGTGATGGCTTCGTCGTACCCATAGGGCGTCGTGCTGGCAATGGTGCCGACTGTGGCCAGGTCGCGGCCGGCGGTCGCGTAGTGCGCGGTCAGCAGGCCGACGGCTTGCAGGAGCAGCGGCGGGATCGCCGCCGGTTCCGGCCAGCCGCTCACGATGCGCACCCGATACGGCTGAAAGTTCCGCACCCCGGTCGGCCACACCGCGCCGCTGATGCCGCTGATGCGCGCGCCAATGTGGTCGACGATGTAACTGGTCGCGGGCACGATCTGCTCGATGCCGGCGCTATCCGTCCAGTTCAGCGACACGACTTCGATGAGCGGGCGCGCACTCGGCGGCAGCGTGATCACGGACGGATCGACCAGGGCGTCATAGAACACGTCGCGCACCTGCGAGAGCAGCGACACGCCCACGTCCTTTTCCACCTTCTGCCGCGCGGCCGAGATGAACGCCTGCATCAGCGCATCGCGCTCGTCGCCATCGACCCATTCGAGGCCGGCGCGCAGCTTGCCTTCGTTCAGCGTCAACGGTTCGCGCGGCCGGGTGCGAGTCACCGTGCCGGCGGCGCCGCCGGCCGCGGCCGTGGTCACCGGGATGGAGAAGCTGGTCGCGTCGATGCGGGTGATGACGTGCGCGCCATTCAGCGCCGAATCAGCGCCGGCAATCGTGACCATGTCGCCGGTCACCAGATAGTGCGGCGTGGCGGTGGTGACGATCGTCCGCGGCGCCGGTGTGCCGACCGCGGTCGCGGCAATCGACACCGCCGGCTGCACCAGCTGCGACAACACGTGGCGCGCGACGTAGGCGAGGCTCATCGGCGCAGGTATCCCCGCTTGCGGCGATAGGTGCCCGTCTCAAACGTGGGGTTCGCCGGCTTGGGTGCCGGCGGCGCCGTGTGCAGCTGGCCGCGCGGGTCGGCCGGCAAGGCCAGAGCGGGCATCGGCGCCTGATCGCGGGCGGGCAGCTGCACCACGGCCGGCGGGCCGCTCGGCGCCGTGCAGCTGGTGTGCGGCGCGCCGCAGACCGGACACGGGCCGGGGTCGCCACGGTGCAGTTGGTAAATGATCATCCGGTGCTCCACGTGGAACACGCGACCGGCCGCGGTGGCCGGCCGCGCGAGGTTGTTAGTTCAGCGCCGTGCATTCGCCAAACGCGGACGGTCGATACACCGCCAGCGCGAGACGTTCTTCCGCGCGGATCGCAACCAAGTTCTTCACGAAGAAGTCCTGATGGCTGTTGCTGGCCTCGACCCGGATGCCGCCCTTGTCGAAGATCTGCGACTGCGAGCCGAAGGCGCCGCTCAGCGAGATGCCGGCCGGGATCGAGGGGGTCACGCTCACCGGCAGACCCCAGAGGGTCGGTGCCAGCGCGCCGGCAAACGGGCCGTTGCCGTAGTACTGGCCGGTCGTGTCTTTCGACAGCGCGATCTTCGTCCAGTTCGCCGGGTTGACCACGTGCCCGTCGGGCATGATGAGTGACGCCGCGAAAATCGCCATCGTCTGGATGAAGATCGCGTCGATGTTCGTCTCGGGGTCCACGCGGACATGCGCCGCGGTGAGGCCCACGCGATCCCGAACGCCGCTGATGTTTGGCGGTGTGCCGTTGCCATTCAGGAGTTGATCTTCCTCGGTCAGCCCGATGCCGACCCGCAGGCGCGCATCGATGTAGGACGCAATCTGCGCGACGTCCTCCAACATCTCCTCGGTGACCGGCAACCAGTGCGCGATCTTCTGCACCAGGTCGGTCACCTGCTCGAAGATGAGCGTCGATTCCGGTTTGGCTGCGCCTTCCGCCACGGCGGCGGCGGCATTGGTGAAGGTCTTTTCCACCATGTAGACGACGGCGTTGCTGTCCGTGGTGCCGGGTGCCATCAGGTCGCGCACCGTCAACCGCTTGGTCGGCAGCGGCAGGATGCCCGGTCGATAGTCCGGGATGACGAGCTTGCCGCCGCTGGCCGGGTCGGACGTGATCGTCGCGGCCTTGAGCCAATCGCGGTTTAGTTCGGCCGAGGGCGCCGCCCAGTTCCGCGAGCCGTGGTGCCGCTTGTCGCGGAAGAACTGGCCGGCGGCGCTGGCAATGAACTGCTGGCCGAGGGACCGCGGCGTGGCGATCTGATCGGGGGTGGTCGCCGCCGGCGCCATGCCGTCCGTCAACCGGGAGAGTTCCGCTTGCAGGTTGCCGGCCGCTTCGGCCTGCGCAATCCGGTCGCGCAGCTGCCGCGCATCCGCGGCCAGCGCCTCACACGCCTGATATTCCTCGGGCGTCATCGCGCGGCCTTTGCCGGTGACCTTGCCGTCGGCGTCCTTGTTCTCGTGCGCTTCGCAGGTCGCCATTGTCCTAGCGAGCAGCGACGCGGCCGCCGCGGTCTTGGCGGTGAGGTCGCGTTTCATAGCGTCAATGTTCATAGCCGTATCCCCTATCGCTGTCGTTACAGTGAAAGCTCCAACAGCTGCCGTTGAAGCTCGGCTGGCGACGGGCAATCCTGGGATGTGGCCGACGTGCCCGCCGGCTCCTGATCCGTGTTACCTGCCGACAGGTGTGTCGTGGCCTCGCGGTCCACGGCCTCCGGTGACGCGGCCAGTAGCCGCGCAAGCGTTTCTTCGAGCGTGACGACCTTGTCGATCATGCCGAGGGCGAGCGCATCGGCGGCGCCGTAGAGATACGCCTGCCATTCGTTCCTGACCTTCGCCGCCGTGGTGCCGGCGCCGCGCCCGCGGACCACGTTGTCCACGAATTGCGCGTACGCCTCATCGACCATCGCGGTCAGGCGCGCCGTGCCGACGTCATCGAGCGGCACCGACGGATTGCCCAGCAGCTTGCCCTTCCCTGCCGAAATGAACGTGCGCTTGATGCCCATCGCATCGAGGGCGGCGGTAATGTCGTCGTGCATCATGTAGGTGCCGATCGATCCGACCAGCGCCGAGGGCGCCGCGTAGATCGCGGTCGCGGCGCTGGCAATGTGGTACGCCGCCGACCCGGCAAGGAACTGCACCTGCGCGACCACCGGCTTGACCGCGCGCGCTTTCATCACCTGCGTCGCAAACTCCGCATTGCCCGCGACGCTGCCGCCGGGACTGTCAATGTCGAGGATGATGGTCTTGATCGCGGGCAGGCTCATCGCCTCGGTCAGTTGCTGCCCGAGCTGCTGGTAGGTGCTGCCGCCGAAGATTTCTGTGAACCAGTTCGGCCGCGGTGCGATCACCCCGTGCACCGGAATGATCGCGAGGCTGCCCGCCTTCGGCTGCTGCAGCGTCTTGCGGTTGACCAGCGCCACGCGCTCCATCTCCGAGTCGGTGCCGAGCGCGAACCCGCGCGCCATCACGCCGGCCACGACGGTCATCGCCTCCGGGGTCAGCGACCACGGATGCGCCAGCGCGAAGTCCATCAGCGCGTCAGAGGAATGGTTACGCATAGACGGCGCCTTTCAACTGTTGGTGTTTCAGGAAGGTGATGCGCGCGGCCAGCGCCTGCGCCTGGTCGGCGCCAATGAGCGGCGTCAAGTCCTCCGCGAGCTCGAGACCCCACCGCACCGTATCGAACGTGGCGGCGCGGTCGCCGGCTGAGACTTTGTTCAGCCGCTGCGTCAGGCGCGCTTGCCACGTGTGCAGCGCATCGGCCACACTGGGATCGCCGTCCTCGACCGGCACCACGGCGGCAATCCCATCGGCACCAGCGGTATCCACATGCGCGCCGCTCGCGGCCGGCCCGCCCTGCTGCGCAGCCAACTGGTCGGCGCTGGGGTCGTTCTTGATCGCCGGCAGGTTGATGCGGGCGCGCCCTTCGTTGGCCGTCATGATCGGCCGGCCGACCGACGATTGCAGTGAGGCGGCTTGTTCCTCGAAGCTGCCCTTCAGCTTGTCCGCGATGTTGAACTCGAGGTACACGCGCGCGGTGTCCTCGCACTCGGGCAGCAGCTGCGCTTCGAACTCCTGCTGCAACATTTCGAGCCACGGCCCGAGGGAATCCTGATACAGCTGCTTGTGCTGTTCCTTGATGTTGCTGAATGTCGCGTGTTCCAGAATGCCGACCATCGGCAGCGGGATGTGGTACGCCGCGGCGCATTCCTCGCGCGTCAGCTTGCGCGCCGACAGGTACTCCGAATCGCGCGCGCTGAACGCCGTGTCCTTGAAACTCAGGCCGCGCGGGATGATCGCGGTCATGCCGGCTCTGTTGCCGCCGAGGGAGAACTCCGACCATTGTTCGCGGAACCGTTGCAGCTGCTCGTCGCTGTACTTCGGCGCGTCCTTCTGGATTTCGATCACGCCGTCCTTACGACTGTGATTGCGCCAGTAAATCTCCCGGCTTTCGCCGGCGGCGGCTTCCTCGGCCAGAATGCGCCGCAAGGTTTCCAGCGGCGATAGGCCCATGCGGTGATTCAGCGGGTTGTAGCCGGCGAAGTGCATGACCTCACTGAGCGCGAAGGTCTTGCGCTGGCCGTTCGCCGTCCATACGAATTCGGTCGGGAGCAGCCCGCCGGCCACGAACATTTCCTCCGGGGGCAACCGCACCAATCCGATCTGCGGCCGGCCGGCGATATCCTGATAGCGCACCTTCAACAGATAGGCGTTGAAGTAGATTCCCATGTCGCCCATCAGCGATTGAAACAAGCGATAGCTCGTGGTCGATGGGTTCGGAAACTTGAGCCAGGTGGCCAGCTGGTGATCGCTGAGCCGCATCCGATCGGTGTCACTCACCCGCCGGTACACGTGCAAGGCCAGCTGCGCGATGTTGCGCGCGAGAAAGTCGACGCAGGTGCGGACGTTCGGTTGCCGCGCGTAGAGTTCCGCGTAGGCGGCTGAGTCGCCGTAGAGGCTCAGGCCATTCGAGGATGACCAGCCGGCGGCGCCGCTCTGGGCCGCGGGCGTCGGCGTGAACGACTGCACCACACCGAAGCTCTGGACAATCGGCATTGACTTAGGATGAAAACAGCGGCGGTTCGGGGCGCGGTCCCGGCATCAGGTCTGGCGGCGGTGCCGGCGGCGTGACTTCGGCGGCGGGCGCTGGTAGCCGCTGGTCCTCAAGAAACGCCGCGTCACTGTCAGGGATAGTGATGGTGCTGACGGTGATGCGGACGGCGCGCGCATTGGAGGCGCCGGGTTCATCGTGCATGGTCATCCTCCGCCTGCGGCACCGTGGCGGTCAGGCGCTGCACGAAGGCGACGGTTGATGCGTGAATCAGCACGTCGCCGTCGATGTGACCAGGCGGCTTGCCGGTGACGAGCACCGTGCAATCCCGCATCAGCCACCAGCTGCCGCGGGTGCGCCACAGCAGGCCACGGATCGCCATCTCTTTGTCATGCTTGAAGTTGACCACGCAGACATCGAGCAGCGCCGGGTGCTGCCACCATCGCCACGTCAAGGCGATAGTCTGAGCGGCTGACCTCAGCCCGTCGAGTAGACAAAAGTTGACAGGGCTAAGACCCTGCTCATCGTCGTTTCCCTCCTGTCAGTCATCCTCGTCGTCTGGCGGTTCCAATCGGATGCCGCCGCCGACCCGATGCACGCCGACCTGGCGTTGTTCGCGGACCCGGCGCCACACGCTCTGCGGGTGTAGCCGCGCGACGGCCGCGTATTCCTTCACCGTCATCAGGCGGGCGCGTCGGCGCGCCAACTTCGCTTCGTCCTCGTCGGTGCGGTCACGTTTGTTGGTCATATGGTCACCAGTACCGGATCATCGGGCGGCCCATCGTCCCCGACCGCGGCCAGCTTGCGCGCGATGAGCGCGGCGACGACCGGGTCGATGCGACCGCGGCTCCGCTTCTTGGTCGGGTAGATGTTGTCCTTGTTGTCGCGCTGGACGACGGCGTTGCTGATACACCACCCCATGAGCGGGTGCCCACCGGCGTCAACCAGGGCGTCGAGGACGTCGGCCTCAAAGTCCTTGGAGGGCGCGCTCATCTGCGCGAGGTTCTGCGGGACTTCGATGACTGGATAGCCGTCCGTCTCGCCGAGATCCTTCATGAGGTTCCCCGCGTTCCAGGGGTCGACACCGATCTGCTGGACGTCGTAGCGGTCGGCGGCGAGCTGCACGAGCTCGCGCACGGCGTCCTGGTCGATGCGGTTGCCGGGATTGGTGCGGAGGAAGCCCTGCCGCACCCACGTCTCGTAGGGGGCGCGGTCGCGGTGCGCCCGCTCGACGAGCGAGTCCTCGGGCGTCAAACACCACGGAATGATCCGCCAGGTCACGTCGTCGGTGGTCTCGTCCGGTGGAAACAGCAGCACGACGGCGGTCAGGTCGATCTTGCTCGACAGGTCGATGCCGATGAAACAGGCGCGGCCGCGCAGGTCGTCTTCGGACCAGATCGTCTGCCCGCGGCGCCAGCCGTCCAGCGACAGCCAGGGCGCATCGGCATTCACCCACAAGTTCAGACGCTTCTGCTTAAAGGTGGCGGCCGCGGCGGGCATGTTCTTCGCCTTCGTCGCCAGCGCGCGCATGTCGTCGACTTTCACGGAGACGCCGTAGTTCGGATTGGCTTTCGCCCAAGTCTTCTCGTCCAGCCAGTCGTCCTCGGGATCGGCGTGCGCGATGAACGCGAAGTAGGTGTCGTCCGCAATGACGCCGTCGAGGATCTTGCAGGCGTAGTCGTGTTCGTCGCCGCACGGCGACACCGGATCGTTCCCGGCAGTCGTGATCTTCAGCATCAACGGCTGTCGGCGCGCCGCCATCGCCGTTTCGAGGACGTCGACCAGGCCGCGGGTCGTATGCGCGTGGTACTCATCGATCAGCACGAAATGCACGTTGAGGCCGTCCGTGGAATCGTAGTCAGCCCCCAGTGGCTCGAGCTTGGATTCCGTGTCGGCCCGGTGGAGGTTGCCGACGCGCACCTGAATGCGCGACTTCAAACCGGAGGACTGCACCAGCTTTTTCGCATCGTTGAACGCGATCTTGGCCTGATCGCGTTTGACGGCCCCGCAGTAGCCTTCCGCACCGGGCTCGTTGTCGAGAAACGTGAAATAGTTGGCGTTGCCGCCGCCGATCAAGGTCTTCCCGTTCTTCCGCGGCACCTCGACGTACGCCTGCCGAATCCGGCGCAGCCCGGTGAGCGGGTCTACCCAGCCGGCCAGCGATCCCTCAATGAACTGCTGCCACGCGGCGAGCGCAATCGGCTGCCCGGCCCATTCGCCCTTGTAGTGCTTCAGCCGAGAGAAATACGTGATGATGCGGTCGATGCTGGGCTCGTGGAACGTCCACGCAAAGGTGCCCGCCTGTTCACGATCACGATCCTCGAGATGCCGGAGGCAGGCGCGCCGGTGATACTTGCCCGCGGGGATGTCGCCGTCCACGACGGCGCGCGCGTAGCCGTCGATCGACTCGATGTTCGTCACACTTTGTGTCCACGAATCACCGACAGCGGGGCGTCGAAGTCGCTCCATTCGTCCTGCGGCCGCTCGTCGGCGACCACCGGCCGTCCGTCCGGCATCAGCCGGAACCGCGACCAGCCCATTTCCACACGCTGCAGCATGCCGCGGTGATCCGGACCGGCACAGGTCAGCGGCGCCGCCTCGAGCTTTCGAAGAATCACAATGTTCCGGCAGAGGCAGGCAAACGCCATCGCCGTCGCCGGCGTCAACGTCTGCTCGGCCAGGGCGAACGGCGCCAGCGCCTTCCAGATGGTGAGGGCATCGGCCGGCAAGTTGGTCGGCGGCTTCACACGCGCGTCCGCGCGGCTCGATGCTGGCGCTCGCGGCACCGGCCTCGGGCCGGACGTCGCGCCCGACAACCAATTTGCCTGTGGGTCCCGACGCTTGCGTCCGGCGCCAGGACGGGCGCCACCGCTGCGGCCCTTCACCCCCGCCATATGAATAGCCCTCTCATTGGATTACGCCTTTCGAATGGCCCCGTGCACGAGCGAATGGCCCAGATGGTTTGCCGGGGGTCGGCCGCCAGCGATTTTCGATCCCCCCGGTCGACCTGATCGCTCGCGATCGATCGGATGATCGAAATAGAAATGAAAATCGAAATCGAAAATGCGTTCGCGGATCGGAATCGGAACGTGTCATGCGGACACCCTGAGGCGGATGACACGCGCGTGTCGACAGCGCGGACAGACGAGCAGGAGACGACCGCCCGAGTCGCGCTCGTACATCCGAGGCTGATGGCCGAGACGGCACGGCGACCAGAGCCAGGCCAGCCATCGGATCAAGGGCGTTGCTCCTTCCTGGTCTTGCGTGCGTGGCAGCTGTGGCAGAGCGACTGCACGGCCATCGGATCGTAGAAGCGAGGATCGTCTGGGCCGGTGACGCGCTCGATGTGATCGACGTCGGTGGCGAGGACACGCAGCTTGTCGGTCGCGCAGCGTGAGTGGTCGCTCGTGCCGTGCTGCCGGTCGCCACACCACGGATGCACGGCGAGCCAGTGCGCACGGAAGGAGCGCCACTGTGCGGTGTTGTAACCGCGCTCGCGTGCGGAGCCTCGCGCAAGATCGACCTGGCGTGTGTGGTCGCGGCAGTGCGACGCCGGCGGCCGAACCAACGTACGGCAACGCGGGAACGGACACGGGCGCAGGGGGGCGAGTGTCATGCGGTGCCCTCGCCGTCGAGGAGCTCAGCCGCCGCGCGCACGAGGCCTGGTCCCACGAACTCGACGATGCCTCGCGCTTTCATCCGCACCAAGTAGGCGTCACGGCTCGATCGCTTGTAGCCGGTGGATTCGTCGATGAGGTCGCGGGCGGTGTCGCCACCGGTGTTGAGGAGCACGTCGAGTGTTCGGCGTTCGCCCTCAGGTAATCGTCCTCGCCAGTATTCAACCAGGGCGGCGCCCGTGGGCAGCGGTTCGAAACCTGGCAGCGCGGCCTGACCGTCTGAAGTCGGATAGATCGACTGGCCACGGATTTCAATCAATCCCTTTTGTGCCAACCGCGCGATGTAGGCGTCTCGAGATGAGCGCTTATACCCGGTCAGCACGCTGAGGCGATTGCGCTCCAACCCATCTGGATAGGTCAGGGCCGCGGTGAGGGTCGCGAGCTCTCCCGGTGGCAGAGTGCTGTTGTTATTAGTATTAGTGTGACGAATCTGCGGCGGAACAACGGTAGACCCGTTGAGAGTCGGCTGGTGTCTGACTGACTCAGTGACTGATCGCGGTAATGGCTTCGATGGCGCGACCGCGAGCCCCTGCAACTTCTCGAGCAGCTCCTTGAACGACTTCGCCTCGAGGAATTCAAGGAACGCCTTTTCGTCGCGTGACGTCATCGCGCGCGCCGTCGCCTCGAATTCCTGCACAGCACGCTGGAGATTTGCCGATACGAGCGTGATCAACGGCTGGCGGTTGCCGGACATCGCGTCGATCGCGACTTCGAGCCGTGTGCTGAATTTCTCGATCAGCGCGCGGTCGCCATCGGTCAATGACGGTGGCGCATCCTTCGCAGGCTTCGCATGCTCATTCGATGTCGAAAAAGAGGAAGTGCTCCTTTGCGCAACTTCGCGTTTCAGAGCCTGATTCTCTGCCTTCAGCTGCGCGACGGTCTTCTCGCGCTCCTCGGCTTCCGCGGGCAGGTCGGCCAGCTGCTGCAGGACCTTCTTGACCTTGTCGGTCGGCGCCGGCACCGGTGCGGCTTTCTGCCCTGGCTCCGGGTGCGAGGTCTTGATCGCACCGACCATGACCAGAACCGGCGCCTTGACGTCGAATGCCGGCCCGTAGGCGTAGAACTGACCTGGCTCGAGGTGCCGCAGGGACAACCGCTGTTCATTCGTGCTGAATCCGAGCTCCTCGGCCGCACGCTTGATGTCCACGTCGAGCGTGCAGCGCCCGATCAGTTTGTTGTTGCACTCGGCCGCGACGTCCTTCGACAGCTTCGCCAGGCGCTGTGTGGCCGGCACCAGGCAGAACCCGCGCTTCCGGCCGCGCGACGCCAAGGCCTTGACGGCCGTCGTGCTGGCGTTCTCCTTGCCTTCCGGGGCGTAGACATGCGCTTCGTCCAGCACGATCAGCGCCGGATGCCACAATTCCCGTGGAGCATTCACCAGGGCGTCGAGGAACCGCTGCACGAACAGGACGCGATGGTCCGGGTTGAGCTCGTAGATGTCGAGGATCGCCGACACGTTCAACTGGAGCAGGCGCTCGGCGAGCATGGCCGCGGTCCGCGGATGCGCGACGGTGTCACCACCGGACGGCGCCGCCAGCACGTAATCGAACTGCTCGCGCAGCGTGTGGTATTCGCCCTCCGGGTCGATCACGAGATGCTGCAGTCGCCCGTGGCTCTGCTCGAGCAGTCGGCGCAACGTGCGCGTCTTGCCGCCGCCGGAGTTCGCCTGAATCAGCAGCCGCGAAGCGACGAGGCGATCCGCATCGCAGGTGAGACCAGGGCCGATCGTGAACGTCTTCGTCACGATGGATGCACACGCCCGCGCGAACCCTGTCGCATCTCGCGGAAATCGATGAGCGCCGCGTTCGCCCGGTCGAGATCCAGCCCGATCTTCTCGGTGAGAAACTGCACGATCAGCGAGTCGCTGACGGCCGCCTCGATGGCCGCCGAAAGCATCCCGACGACCTCGCGGGCTTTGTCGAGATCCATCTGCGTCAGTTCGCTATTGAGTTGAAACTCGACTTTGCCCTGACCGTCGCGCCGGCTCACCAGCGTGCTCACGGTGATGTTGTCTCCCACGGCTCCCGCCGGTCCGCGATTCGACCGCAGGGCGATACCGTGCATGTCGATGACGTCTCCGTCCGACGTGTCATGAAAGGCGTGCTCGTAGCCAGCGGCTTCGAGTAACGCCCGAACGGCTGCGTACACGGCGTGCGGCACGGGAAGAACGGCGTACGTGTGCGTCATGAGACGCGCACCAGTTGGCCGTCGTCACGGCGATACGATTTGAACGAGCCTTTGCTGAACTTGACGATCAGCTTCCCGTCGGCCAGGCGCCTGTCAACGTGCGCGATGTCGCTTGTCGGCACGCCGTCTGCGATCGCCTGCTCTCGGGTCTCGTAGGTCTTTCCGGTCCTCAGATCCATTTACAATCTCCCTCGTGTCCTCGCGCGACTTCTCGGTGATGCCTGTGCTCGTGGTTGACCAGGAGCGCGTCTCGCTCGCTCGAGCGGTGCGGTCGCACACCGGCTCGACGCGCGCTGGCGACTACGTCGACGTCGAGTTCGGCGCGACCTGGGCGACGGAACGCGGGCAGACGTTCAAGGTGCCCGGCCAGTGGCGACAGTGTGTGATCGTGCGCGTCGTGCATAGCGAGCTGCACGTGACGCTGTCGCCCGACCCGAAGAAGGCGCCGCCCGACGTGCCGTTTGGCTGACGTCATCGCTTACTCCACCGTGACGACTGTGGGCAGCTCGCGAAATGTGAATCGCTCGAGTCTATGAATTCGATCAGCCCGTGGTCGTTGTCGTGCTCGGTCTTGAGCGCCAGCGGATCGCCGGTGAGCGGCATCGCCTTCTCATTCGGGAACGTCCGCACCCAGGTGATGGCGGCGCCACACGAGCGGCATGTGCCTGGCTGGCGCGTCGACGCGATGATCCTGAACATCGCGATCACGGATGGCTTCACAGCGGCCTCCGTTGATTCATCACCGTCGACTTATCGATGTAGCCGTGGTCAACGAGCCATTCGTGGATCGCGTCTTCCGTTTCGGCCGCGAGAATGACGATGCTGATCCCAGCTGGCAGCGCCATGCCGTGGCTCTCCCGCGTCAGATGGATCGGCTCGCCGGCCTTCAATCTGCGGAGGTTCTCGTGCGACAAGCCCAACAGGATGTGGCTATCACCCGCGCGCGCAATCAGCATTACTCGCCCCTCGTCCAGTCGACCGCGGTCCTCGTCCCTTCGCCTGGCGTGTTCGGGAGTGGTTCACCGAGCGCCGCAAAGGCAGCGGCGATCACCGGCATCTGCTCCTGTGTAATGAAGCACTCGTAACGGATCGTCAGCGCGTCGGTCACGCCCATATAGATCGACGCGGAGTAGCATTCATCCGGCACTGGGAACCCAGCGGCCTTTAGCGCCATAAACAACTGTTGGCCGTGCAGCCTCACCATCACCGCACGCCCGGTCGACGCATCTCGATCACGTCATCGGCCCGCACGGCGCCGCACGACGCGCAGTAGTCCGGCGGCACGGGCGCCACCGACATCCACGTGCCACGGACGCCACGCACCTCGCCACCGCAGAGGGAGCAGGTGCCGACGCGCTGCGAGCCGCCGAGGGTCGATGTGCTCACCACCGACGTCGTTAGGTTCCCGACGGTCCCGCCTGAGGTCGTTGCCCGCGTGATGCTATCCATTGCGTCCTCCAGAATTGAGTTCACTGAACGACCGCGACGTCAGGCGGTCCGGGTGATCGCCGCCAGTTCACGGCGTACGGCTTTCGCCTGGTCGACGCGGGAGGCCTCTTCCGGAATGAACCCGGTGCCACTGGCCGCGCCCGTGAGTTCGAGCATGTGGACTTCCACCTTGGCCGACTCGACGATCACCCGCGCCACATCGGCGATCGCCTTCGCGCGATCCACCTCCATCGGGCGCTCGTCGTCGCGCAGCGACTCGAGCGTCGCGAACAGGTGGTCACGCAGATCGGTGATTCGGTTCTTCGGCATGCCGTTCTCGCTTTCGAATCTGTCGGTTGACGCGGCCCAGCAGCTGCACGGTCTCCTTGAGCGCAGGCGGCAGGTGGTGGATGGAATTGCGCTGCATCAAGTCGGTCCGCTTCACGAGCTCGAGGTTGTCGAGTCGCACGTCCCGCTTATCGCGGTTCTTGAAACAGACCGCGTGGCCCGTCGGCAACGGGCCGTGGGCGGCCTCCCACACGATCAGGTGGACCGCGCGCCAGCGACGTTGCCGGAGGCGATTGGCCTCCTCGCGTGACACGCCGGCCGGCACCTCGTTGTGGACCTTGCGCTCGAGGTATCCGTCCTTGCTGACGCGTTCAGCGCCGACCGGCTTCAGCAGCTGGCGGGCGCGGCCGTTGAGCGCACCGGTCTTGAATTGGGTCTCGCGCATGCGCCCGCGTGACCAGCCTGGCCGGCGCAGGCCCTTGTTCGGCGGCGCCTGTCCTAGCGTGAACCGTGTCGCTGCGCCGAC